ATTCTTTGGAGGTAGGCCACCTGCTCTGGCGTTCCGTTCTGTCCGCTGCCATTGAGGAACGTGACACGCTGGTCCATGAGATGATCTTTGCGCCGTTGCCAGGAGGCATCCGATTCGCCGTCGTCGCGTCGGATCGTGTATTGGCCGTGATGGAGTTCCAGGGTGTACGTTTCGGCGTTCGGATTGAACGGCTGACACTCTGGCTTCGGCCCGAAGCCTTCCCAGGTGTCGATGTCGGTGTCCTGATAGGACGAACGCTTCAACGCTTCATCGATCTTGCGTTCATGCTCCTTCAAGGTTTTTTCGATCCGATCAACGCTCTCAGATATTCGCTTGAACATCGTGGCGGTTTTTTCCAACTGTTCTTTCAACACGGATGATTTTTCGGTTTCCATAGTAATCAGTTATTTGTCGGTTAATTCAGGGAACAACTTGGCGAATTCCTCGGACAGTGATGGGCGGTCTGGCTCTGTTGGCTTAACTTCAGCGGGTGGTTCATCGGCTGGCTCACCCACTTTCCTGTCATCGCCCCTTTTGCCCTTGGTTCGCTTTGCAGTCTTCCGCTTGAGGTCTTCAACATCATCTTGCAACCGGCGCACGGTTGACTTCAGAACGGCCAACTGCCGCTCAAAAGCGCGATGCTCACGGATGATCGACAACTCGCTTGTCTCAGCGTCGGCTGGCCGAAACTCGCAACCCTTCCACTGCCGCTCAATCTTGTCGAACACCAGCACCCGACACTTCGGATGCCGCATCGAATTGAACGCCCGTATCGCCGCCGCCAAGTCGCAACCCATCTCCTGTCCGATGTAGGCCAGAACTTCCGACTTACTCGGGTCCAGATCGTGCCGCTTTGGTGGCATCTGGCTGAACATCGTTCTTGGTGTTTTTCCTGATGGTAAATAGCTCATAACGAACTCTAGTCTGCGGTTCATACCGACCCTTGTCAAGGCCCAGTAGTTAGATTTCTATTTTCTCGGTTAGATTCAACTCTTCCACGGTTAGCTACACGCACTATCTATTTCACTAAAATGAAACCCCCCTTGGGATTAAAAACCCAAGGAGGGGTGGTTTCATCCCGAAAACGGTATGCTTGCTCCCCGCCTTTGAGGGCGGTGCCGCAACCGTTCGGGATGAAAAAGATGAAGATGCGTCGCTCAATCGCTCGACTTGAATGCCGCGCAAACGCTCTAAACGACGCGCTGATGCGTTTTGATTGCTGGATGGTGTGATGACAGCGGACATGGGTTTTGATGCGCTAGAATCGAATCGGTCGGACGACCTAGTTTTGACTGCGGATTGGTGGCCGACGGGACATCTAACTTTCTACGCGGTGAAAAGTTCGACTAACCTTTTGATTTTTCGCTCGAACGCTCCGTCACCGGATAGACATCGTAGTCCTCGCTGAGTTCGACCGGGACAACCCGAATCCGCCCTTGCGTGTACTCGCCGGGGTTCAGTTCACGCGCCGCCCGTTCCGCATCCTTGCGCGAGGAGAATTCGACCGTCTGGTAGCTGACGACCTTCTCCTTCATGTCGCTCCAGCCAATCGCGCCGCTGAGTTGGACCTTATAGACTGGCTTCGCGAACAGGTTGCGGCTCATAGCGTCTCCAGATCAGGTGTACTGGGGCAGAGCACGTCGCCGTCCTCGCGCTCGATGATGAGTTCAAGGATCTGATGGCCATCCTTCGCGATGAGGCTACAGATATGTTTGTTGTCGTCGTAAATGCTGAGCGGGGTTGCGCCGTGTTCTTGCTCCTCGCCGGTTAGGATTGCGTTGAACAGGTCCACGATGGTCTGGGCGTTGGCTTTGCTTTGGATGGTTAGTTTCATTTTCTTGCTGTTGTTTGACTGGTTTCGAGAGAGGAAAGTTTTCGCATGACGCGACGGCCGTAGGCTCGCGAGGAGGACCGCTTGAGGGCTTTTGGCCCACCCTGCCAGATCCTTGCGAGCGATTCGTCGGAGAGATTGCGTCCGTAATGGCTTAGGTATGCGTGGGCAATGAACGTCGCGACGGCTCGGTTGGTGACTTGGGCGTGCGCGTAGGATGTACCCATCAGGCGATTCGCGTCGCGAACCATGATCGGCTTGATCTGGAGCGCGCCAAGCTCGCCGTGACGGCCACGGGCAAGATCATTTCCGTTCGATTCGATCTGGATGAGCGCGGATAGTAGCAATGGATGCATGATTTGATGCGCGGATGCGGTTTATTCGTGGGATTTGATGCGCGGACATGGTTTACCGGATAACCGGAGCGGCTTAAAGCCCTTTCGCCTTCCTGATGATGGCGCGAGCAAAGTCTAGATCCTCGTCGTCGGCCATTGGATGCGCGAGACGTTCGAGGGCGGAGAGAAGATCGGGGGCGGAGGCGATTAGACAGGAATTCGATTCATCCTCTTCTGAGTTCTCGTTTTGCAACGCGCAAAAGACAATGGTCCGATCTTTTTCGTCGATGATTCCAATATGGCAATTGCCGGAATGATCGACCCGCCAAGGTCCGGGGGTATGGCTCACAGATTGCCTTTCGCTTTAGAGATGGCGGCGATGGCACGGTCCAGAGCTTTAGCCTCAACCCTGATGCAGCCCTCGTACCCGTCGTCGCCAACATTTCCACAGGTTGAGGAGAGAACGACTTCAAGAGCCGCGAGCAAGTCAGGCGCGGAGGCGATGAGCGTCGCATTTGCAAGCGGCACACTTTCGTCATTGAACGGCATTGCGTTGACGTTGGCCAAAACCAGTGGCAATCCGCCATTGTTTAAAGAGGCGGAACTACCGTCAACGACTTGAACTTTCGAACGCCTAGAATCGAACTTGTTCTGCTCAAAATTAACCAGCCAAGGGCCGGGGGTATGGGTTTTCATTGGTTCAGGCGCGTAAAGTTCCGGTTTCGATTGCCCATTGGATTCCCTGCGCGGCTTCCTGCTGGTTTTCATCCAGTCGCTTACCGTCGCAACGAATTTCGGTCGTGATAAATGAGTTTTTTCCGTTCGCTCGCTTAACCGCACGCGAGAAACGATAGGATGCGCGGACTGCGGCTTCGATGGAACGATGGCGCGAGACGGTTCCGCCGTTAAATGTGTCGTGAAGAGTGTATTTCATTGGATTTCAGAGGATCATTTTTGCAGCTTCGCCGGAGGCTATCCCTTCCAACCATTTCTCTTCCGCATGGTAGTCGCCGGGATGCGGCTGAAGGCGAACTATCGTCTTTCCTTCGTCGTCTCGATACCTTTCGAGAAGGCACAAGTCCCCGGCGTTGTCGGGTAAAATGTTGCAGTTCATGGCACTGGCGTAGTTCGCCAGTTTAATTGAGACGGTTTTCATTGAATGCTTTTGGTTTGTTGCGGATAGAATGGCCTACCCTTTCGCCCTACTCTTTCGAATAAGGCGCGTAGGATAGGTCATTCAGTCGAGACTAGACCAGAGGGCGGAGCCGCGTAGGCCGCTATAATGGACCTCATAACGCGGGGGATTTGCAACGCCCACCTCGCGCCAAAGGTCGAGTTGACTTTGCGCGTAGGCGACTGCGTCCGATTCGGTTTTTGACCAGTGGACAAGCTGAGGTTTGGAGCCGCTAGAAAGCGCGGTTTGCATGACGTAGTATTTCATTGGATGCGCGGGGAATGGGTTAAATGTCGAAGGTAATCAGACGATATCCTTTGCGCGGCTCAATCTTGGCCGTCATTCGCTCCTTTCGCGTCGCGTCGCGCATGGCCTGATTCCATTCTACCTTGTCACGGAAAGAGCCGTTTCCGATTTTCACCGAGACATTGCGCGGCATTTCATGCGCGAGATGTTGTGCGCGTTCGAATTGCGCCAGTGGTGAAAGATTGAGAAAGGCAGGGACTGAATCTCCAAAGCCATTCCAGAATTCATCGGACAAATCGCGGAAGATTGCGGTGATTTTCATTGGATGCGCGGGGATAGATTAAGCGGTGAAGATATGCGCCATTGAACCGTCAGGAAGTGAACCGCTGACAAAGGAGCGGTTCCAAAAGTTAGTCTCGCGGGGCGTGCCTTTCGATTCGTCTTCGTCAAGAAAACGGAGGACCAGTGCCATCACCGCCGCACGATGGATATCGTCACCGCTTAAACCATAGTCCAGTGGAATGGTGATGGAGCCGCGAGCGCATTTTGCTTTGATGCGGGAGCCTTTTGAATCGGTAGCTGACAGGAATTTTGTTTGGATTGCTTGCATGGGATTGGATTTTTTGAATCGGGAATCGGGATGATTCACCGCCGGAGGCTACCGTTGCCGATAGACTCTCGCGGGGAGTCATTTCCTGCGGATGATTCCGGCAGCAATCATTGCCTTGCGCCAGTATTTCAGCGTGCGCGGATGATTTGACTGGTCTAGGTGCAAGGATTCCGTCCGGTTAGAGCAATCGCGATAGTCCGTTTCGGAATGGGATGAAAGCCAATCCCATTGGGAACCGGAGCAAGGACTTGATGATGGGATGGGATGATCGCGCATAAGAGAGACTAGCTCGCGGAAAGTCACGGCTTCGCCTTCGGATAGAAAACCGGATTCTGCGGATTCGCCTTCCTCTGCGGATTCCGGCGTTATGACTTCGAAAGTGCGGGATATTAGGATCATGGGATGGGATGGGATGGGATTAAGCGCGAGTTTCGACTTCATGGATTCCTAGCAAGTATCCCTTGCCGGTTTGAACGGTAAGGTTTTCTCCGTTGAAAAGGTCAACGTGAACTTCGCCGGGTTTGACTGAACCATACCACTTGACTACAGGCTCCGGTGAATTGCCGGTGACATAATGCGCGGATTCATTTGCGCGGGGAAAGGTTCGGCGGACTTTAGATTGTGGCGCGAGGTAGAGGATTGGCTTCATGGGATTTGATTTGGATTTGGTCGGCTTTAATTCGCCGCTATTCCCTTCAGTTGCCCGAAGGGAAACGCGGGGAATCAGGCTAAGTTAAAGAGGGCGCGAAAGTCCGCGTAGTCATGGCAAAGGTCCGTCGCAAAGCGATAGACTCCAATATCCTCTGCCCCGTCGGCGCGTTTGACGGTGACGAATTGCCACTTTTCACCGTCCATGACGAAAGGATCTTCAAAGGAACGGAGGCGGATAAATTCAAGGACTTTCATGGGATTTGATTTGATTGAGTTTGAACGCTGAATACTGGCCTCCGTTGCCGAAGGCCAGTGGTTCAGGATTCAAAGCTTTGAAATCAGCTTCCAATTGCCGGAATACATGGAGTAAACGTAAAGTCTGAAATCAGAATCGGATTTGAAATCCATTCGAATAGTAAAGTTTCGGTTGAGAAGCTTTTCAAAGACTTCGAAAGTGTAGGTCATGGGATTTGTTTAGTGGTTTGGAGTGAAGCCGAGTGTCGTTTCTAGATATGCTTGGATTAGGACGAGAGAGATGATTGCGGCTGCAATGAGGAGTCGTTTGATGGTGATGCGGCGCATGGGATTAAAAGTATTCGAACGACAGGCCGATATCGGAAAGCTTAGGTAGACCGGCTTTGGAACGAATCGAATGGGCTTGCTTCAAAAGCTTTTCAACTTGCTTCAAGTCACCGGACTTTGCTGCGCTTTCCGCTTGAATCAGGACTTGCCGAACGGCTTGCTTTTCTTTCATGGGTACAGACTAGGGGACGGAGCGGAAGGAGTCAAAAGAATTTTTGTTTTTTCTTTTGAAAGAGAGTGAAAAGGGCCGGTTTTATTGGGTAGAATGAGGGGAAATAAATTTCAGGAAAGCGACTGGTGAAGGGGAATGAAGGGGGAAAACTCGCCTTGCGAAAGAGTACCTAGGCTTGCAAGGTACTTGGCATGAAAGGGAAGGCATGGGAAAAGGCGAAGGCTTTGTATTTGGCGGGAAAGTCATGGAAAGCGATTTCAAGCGAAACGGGAATAGTTCAGTCAACTCTACAGTCCAAAGCTTCACGGGACGACTGGACGAAGTTCAGAAAGGGAATGCGTGACATAGTTTCCACTAAAGAAACTCAATCCCTAGAAAGTCTATCGGCTTTAGTGCGTTCTAAGCTCGCGGCCGACGCGGCTTCTACGCTTGAGCGCGTTGACTCTTATGATCTAGATGGCATCAAGGACGAGGCAACTCGCGAGACGATACTGAACAGCGTAGCCAAGCGGAGCGCGCTTGTGTTCGGATGGAGTGAAGCTGGAGAAGCGACCAGCGTGTCGATTAATCTCCTTGGTTCGATGCCAGATAGATTCGCAGAAGTCGTCGTCTCGAAGTGAAGATAACAGTGTTTGTGCAACACGTAGAAACTTATGTTCAGGATTAGATAATCTAATGGAACAAAAGGATTTTTTTTCCTAGGATTGGCACACTTTGTGAGGCAAAGTAGGGCACCCCCTTTTGGGGACGGCTTCGTTTACGATACCCCCCTCAAAAATTTTCCGTCTTTTTGACCATGTTAAGTAAAATTAAAATTGGTCAAGTTATTTCTCTCAATCAAGCTGAGAGGAAGTTGGCCCACTTTGTGGCTAAGAATCGTTCCGGCAATAATCGTCATTTCAATCTGACGAACTTGAAGATTAGCCCAGAGGACGCTTCGACGGTGGATCTGGAGGGCATCTGCGGCGAGATAGCTTTCTGTAAGCTATTCAATGTCTATCCTGACATCGACACGGACCGCGAGCCTCCGCACCCGCTCTACGACGCAATTATCCCGCCTATCCCTCCGGGCATTCGCATCGATGTGAAGACGACGAAGTACGAGAATGGCAAGCTACTGGTCGATGCTCGCAAAGGTTCGAAGACCGACGGAGTGGATTTCTACGCGCTGATGATCGGTCAATTCCCCGGTCCGTATACGTTCAGGGGATTCATCGCGAAGGAACATATCATCCAGCCGCACAGGATCGGAACGATCATCAAGGGATACAAAAGCTACATTGCGGATCAGAGTGAACTGACCGACGAGGTAACTATATTCTAATTGACTCGTGATACATAAAATGTATCCATCCGGCTTATCGACCCTAAGCAAGGCGGAGGCTTGGTCAGCCATCGCAAAACTGTCTAAGCGGCAATGACGCTCCGCATCGGTCAGAACGCGTAGGTCCGGTCCGCCATCGTTTGATGGATGGATAGAATGGCCTACCAAATGCAGATAACGTCGGTTTAATTTTTCTCAATATGGCTTGTCCCAATGTCTTCAACGCCTTCGCCGTAGCGACTGAGTCGCTCGCGCAGGACGTTTATAAACGCGCCTCGTATCGCTCGATGTGGCTCAATATGATTGAGCGCGGAGAGTATCCTCAGGGTACTGGCTTGACCCAGACCTCGTTCACCACCACTTCCATCGAGCCGACTGCGGCTGAGGAGTGGTCGGCTATCACGCTCGCCAGTGGCGAGAACGGTGGCGCTTGCGATGTCACTTACAGCGAGGTTCCGGTCGGCTATAATGCCGTCACTTGGAGTCCTGAGCGTTTCGCCCTCAAAGGTCCGCTCCTGTGTAAGGATGATCTGACCTATGACCACCGCGTCGAGGCGTTCTTGCGCGTGTACTTGGAGAAGCTCTCGATCCGCGCTCAGCGTTCATGGGAGACTCGCTATCAGAATACGTTCGCGAAGTTCGCGATCAAGGCTGTGGCCGACTCGTCCTTTACTCAGGTCGAGACGATTCCCTCTGGCGTGAATGAGTTCCCGTGGATTCAGACCGGATCGGCTGGTCAGGCGCTCAATCAGTCCACCTCTGAGTTGACTCAGGAGATGCTGGATGTCGCGGCTGCTACGTTGATCCGTAACGGTGCGACGAATCCTGATAGCTCCGGTTTCATATCGTACAGCAGCGATGGTCCGGTATTTCCGCTATATATCGGCTTGGAGGCTTCGCAGCGTATCGCTCAGAACAACCCCGCGTTCCGCGAGGATCTGCGTCAGGCTGATATGGGCAGTGGCAGCGGTGCGGAGTTGCTCAAGCGCATCGGTGCGAATCGGGTCATCAAGAACTATCGCCATGTGCCGAATCTGTTTCCGCCCCGCTTCACTTATGCCGGTGGCAAGTACACGCTGGTGCAGCCGTTCACCAGCGCGAGCGGCACCAAGGGTACTGTGTTCAGCGTCAATTCGAGCTGGACGACCGCTCCGTACGAGGCTGCGTTCATCGTGACTCCGTATGTGTTCAAGAGCCACATCGTTCGGCCCGTCAATCGGGTTGGCGATCTGAGCTGGATGCCGACCAACTACATGGGCGAGTGGCAGTGGGTGACGGGTGCCTACAAGCTCGATGTG